AGCCCTCTTTCGAGGGCTCATCTGATGCTTTTGGCATCGGAGACATTTTGTGTCTCACTCTAGACGACTCACGTAGTCTAGTTTACTTAGCCTCGCGATGAAATGACAACATATGATTCCGTTACTAATCGAATCGTTATTCCGACGTTTCCGGCCGGTTCTGTTGCGGTGGGCACTTGTACGATTTCGTATGGTGCTTACACTCCTGAACCGCCTCCTTCGTCGATAACTCGAAGTTACGAACCATATGTAGAGTCACGTCGGCTTTACGATCCCTCAAAGGGTCGTAAATGGTCTGCTTTGAAGAAAACCGGAGCTATCCTCTTCTCTCCGTACGAAAATTCACTTGAAAAAGTGACTTCTAGTATTTCGAGTCGAAATAAACTACGGCATATCTACTATCAGATTACCGGCGATTGCTTATCTTCTCCACCCGTCTGTCACATAGGAACCCTGGTCAACGTGAAGCCTTCTTGGACTGAAAATGATGATTTCTCATCATTGTCTGAGAGGTTGCTTCTCGTTGGTCGGCCCCGAAGTGACTATGATGGTACAGTTGAAGATGCAATTTCATCGACCCAGCAGTCTGCCTTTAGTCAAGCGCTTAATGCGTACGACCTACTTACTGAAATTGGAGAACTACGGGAAACTGTAGGCTTCTTTGGAAGTAAGATAGATGAGGTAGCTGACCTAATGTCCAAGTTTGCCGATAAGGATCGGAATGCTTGGTCAAAAGGCCGTCGCTCAACAGCCAAAACCCTGATGCGCAGCAGTGATGTTGCGCTAAGGACCCTTGGTAAGCGATGGATGGAGTATCGGTACGCCATTATGCCACTACTCTATTCGTTTAACGATGTGAGCAAGTTGCTTAATGAGAAGGCCAATCGTTATCAATCTGACCGTTCTCGACAGAGGATCTCTTTAGATTATGACCCCGGTGAACCTCTAGGCAATGAAACCCTAGATGTTAAGTCCTCCGGAGAAATTATTGTGAGATCCCTGACGAAAGGTCGCTTTGATATGGGCGATTTGCAGAAGCTTGTTTCAACCGTAGGGTTGAATCCGTTCCGAACGGCTTGGGAATTAATCCCCTTGTCGTATGTCGTTGATTGGATTCTCAATGTCGGTGACGCTATTACTAGCTTAACCGGCCTTGATTACTCCAGTGAAAGACTCGGGACAACTTCTGTTCGTGAGAAGTCCATTTTTATTTACACACACCATGACCGCTTTACTCTGAGCGTAGCGAAAGCTGCGTATCAGAACTCTTGCGGTCAAACCGTGCCCGGCCGTTCGGACAACTATGACGAGAAATTCGACAACGTTGTTCGTTTGGAAGAGCGCGATACGTATGTAAGGACAATTTGGACTCGCCCGATGCCGAAGATTATCTTTGATCCCTTCCTTAATTGGAAGAGGCTCATCGATAGCTTTGTACTCGGTTACCAACCAACCAAGAAAACCTTAAGGAGTCTTAGATGACTTTCAAGTTCCAAAAGAACGAATCTACAGGCGTAGTCTACGCCGAACCCTCCGATCCGGATAACACCGTTCGAGTCAAACATTCTGCTCAGACTAAAAGTCTGAACGGTCTGAATGTCACGAACCAAGTTACGGAAGTGATCGTGAACGACAACCATACCATCACCGTTGGTGATGCGACTGCTGTCGATGCACTTTCTCTCCGTGTCCGAATTTCTGGGACTTTGCAAGCGAATGCCCGGAAGAAGGCGCTTTTGACGGCGCTCCTGACCACTCTGGACAACTGGGCTGATGAAGACGTGTTGTCGGGTTTTAACCCGACTACCGTACCAGTCAGCGCAGCTTAAGTGCCTATCGTGTTAGCTGTCTCGATCACGTTTAACGTGATCTTGATGGCTTTCATAATGGTACCTGTCCTTCGGTAACTAGGAGCTAACCGTGCACAAAAGCGTAACCAACGCCTTTCAGAAGATCTTGTCCTCGATAGAGCTTCCCGTCATTGATGGGAACTTTGCCGAACAATTCGCCAAAAAGCGTTTTGTCAAAAAGTTCGAGATCCCAGATGATAAGTCTACTAAAGAGCGAAAACTAAAAACTTTCGAAACTTGGCGTGATTATGATTCTGGACTAAAAGATGTCCATCTTCCACATTCATCGTGGTATAAAGCTCGGCTCGTAATCCATCAGATTATGAGGGATTTCAAGTTCGGTGAATTAACGTTTACCGGCGGAAGTCAGTCTGAACCGTTAAGAGGAATGCAGTCAATCGCTGACAAATTGTTGACGCATAGTTGGGAGGTTTCTCCCGAATGTGCTGATCTGTTTGTCGAATTAGCGTTTAATGACAAAGCGTTTCTCAAAGCGGCAAAGATCCGATTGCGAAGGTCGCTTGGGGATAAGGGCTATTTATCGAAAACTCGCGAGATTTACCGAATCAATCATCGTAAAGATGACGTGAAGAAGTATATTCTCTATGCGAACTTAACCGAACGTGACCATTCGAGATATTCAACCGTAAGGAAGAATAATTCGATCGATCGTTCGATAGATATGCAGCCATTTATCAACATGCTAGTCCAACGCGCTATCGGTCTAGGTATACGCGATATTCTCGAAAGAGAGTTTGACGTATGCTTGGAGGAACTACAGTCTGTACATGGTCATATGATCATGGACAAGTCGAAATCTACAATCGATCTCCGTAACGCTAGTGATAGCAATACTTGGTCGTTAGTAGAATTCCTCTTTCCTAAAAAGTTTGTTAACCTTCTTCGGATGGCTACACCAACTTTTACGGAAGGCCTCGACGGTCATTTTTACATGACTAAGAAAGTTTCTTCCATGGGTAACGGGTTCACTTTTGAACTTATGTCCCTTGTGCTGATGGTTACCGCGAAACAGTTCGATCCACATAGTTCGGTCTTCGGTGACGATATCGTCATCGACTCTGGTGTTGCCCTCGATTTTGTCGAGGCACTCCAATCGGCCGGATGGGTTGTTAACGTCGATAAGACGTTTATCAACACTCCGTTCCGCGAATCTTGTGGTTACAATTATCATGACGACTTTGGTTACATAAGGTCTTTCGACTTTGAGTTTCCTGAGTCCATTGGTGATTGCATAGTTTTCTTTAATAAGTTGGGAATGTTAAGTTCCGTTCCATATTTTAGGAAATTATACGAACTGCTTCGCAGAGCGATACCCACTGCCTTGCGGGGTCCTTGGCCTCACGGCCAATCGGTTGGGCTGACCCATGAACAGGATATGAGTCTGGATCTTTACTTCTTTGACATGAAGTTTAAGACCACTTCTCCTCTACCGTTCGAAGTGTACGCTAAAGCTCTACATAAACCTCATTGGGAAACCTTTGAGACTTATGTATTCAGGCCTAAAGTACGCTTTACCAGAAGAGATAATATAAAGATGTCCAAGCACTCGCTATTGTATTTTACATACATGCACGGGTACCGGAAATCCGATATTGTACTCACTGGAAAGGGTGACTGGGTGAAAGTCGGAATGTTCACTGATGGTAATTTGGCCTTTCGGCTGAAAAACCTTGTGGCATCCTATCCTACACCTAAAGCTACCTAACCTTTAATTAGGTTAGGTGGCGGGGGTTCCATATTTCACAATATTGAACTCCTCTCTTACGAGGAACGAAAGAGTACTGCCT